AAGACCCCAATCTGACAGTTGGTTTACATCCCAATCATTTGCTAAAATATCCCAATCCCACTCACCAAAACCTATGTTGTCTTTAATAATAAACTCCCTTTGTTCTTCTTCTGTTAAGTCATCAAAAGTTTGCACATAGACTTCTTTTAAGCCGACTTCTACTGCAGCTTTATATCTCATATTACCACCAAGAATTATGTTCTTATCATTGATTATAATAGGTCTTACTTTTAACATCTTTGGAAACTCCCTAATGCTTTTAACAAGTTGCCCAAATTTATAGTCTTTTATAAATCTTGGGTTATTAGGGTTTGATATTACTTCTGATATTTTTACTTTTTTTATTTGCATAACTTTATCTATAACGAGTTTGTTTCTTTATTTTCAAATTTTTCTAATTCTATTTGACCTAATGCAATTTGGTCTAATTTATCTGCATAAGTTTTAGATGCAGTTTTAAACATTTTATTGACTGTATCGTCATCTAAATTTTCTACTGTGTGTTGGATATAAGTTTTCATATCGCTAATACTTGATACTCCGATAACTTTCTTTAATACACTATCTAGTTTTTTATTGTAAGTTGTATAAACATCATACTGCTGCAACGCATGGTATATAGTAGCGTGATTTGGTTTCCATTCTGATATTGCACCTATTGCTCTTGAAATTTGAGTTAAACCCATTTTTCGGTAGTTATAGAAATAGTTGATCAAAACAGACCTTGCTTCAATATATTCTCGTTTTCTTGTTTGTTTTAAAAAGTCAAAACCAAATTCTTGTTTAAACTCATCTGTTATGGCAATAAAATCTTTAATCATTATAAAGTTCCTTTTATGTAATAGTCGTTAATACTTGTTTTTTTGTCTTTAAAATATGTGTTGTAGGTGTCTATACCTAAACTAACTTTTTGTCCTCCACTTTGGTAAAATTCTTCTGAACACTCCCAAATGCCAATATCTAAACTTCCTTTGTCTACAACCAAAAATCTAAACTCCGAATAATGCACATCAAATAAATTGCAGTATAAAAACACTTGTACGTCATATCCATACTTCTTTGCACTAAAAGGAAATGCTTTTATGTCGGAACAAGTCTTAATATCGCAAATTCTATTCTCTCCCAATATATCGGCTTTACCTCGAAATGGAACACCCATTACGTTTCCAATAACAGGCACTTCAAACTTGCAGTCAGATAACATTTGCATTGCTTTCTCGTTTTGGAAAACTGCATCAGCGACACGCTCTGCATCTTGTTTTTCTTTACGAGTATATACAACACCAAATTCTTCTTTTGCTTCTTTGTATGCTTTTGAATTTTTACTCAATACATCTACAAAATTAAATTCCTCAAATTTTTCTGGCTCTAATATTAAAGTATGTAGTAAAGTTCCGTCTCTTAATGCTTGGCTTTCTTTGTTGCCATACTTATTTACATAGTAATATTTCTTTGGACTATCTACAAGTAATTTAATACTGCTACTGCTTAATGCCAATTCGTTTAGTTCTCCGTAGTAGAAATGATCATCATACATCTTTTCTAATAACTCATCTTTTTGGTATTCTAAACCGTCTAATAATTTAATCTTACTCATTATCTTTTATGTATAAATATTCGTGTATCTCTCCCTCGATAGCCATATAACACGACTGACATTCGTGTGGCTCTGACTCTCCTTGTTCAATTTCATCTAATGCTAATTGAAACAAATCTTTTATCTCGTTTTCTAATGCAGGAAACTCTTGTATCATTCCCAAGCAATAATCTGCTAATTGCTTTATACTCATAACATTGATGCTTCAAAACAAGTTCCACTACAAACGCTACCCTCTCTCTCAACAGGTGTTCCACATTCTGTGCATTCAAATTCTCCGTCCATATCGTATGCCGGGTTTCCATAATCTACTATTTCCATAATTTGTCTTTTAAATTAGTTTCTTTAATTTTATTATTTCTTTCTTTGCAATCTCAAATTCTACTTCTGCTTTCCTTGCTCTTTGTATAGCTCTGTTTTTATCTTCTCTATATTGGCTCATTGCTTTATCATACATTTTCCTGTCTTGTTGTAAACTATTCACATAGAAAAATATTCTTGCAATTGCTTTACTCATAGCAGTCAAAGTTTTAGTTTCATTTTTTTTGCATTGGTCTAGTATAAGAGTACTCAACATCTCAATGTCTGCCAAGTACTCCATATCTTTGAGTAAATCTATTTTAGCGTTCATTTGTATAATCTGCTAAAAGTTCTTGCTCTCCTTTCGCTTCCAACAGTTTTTTCTCAAACAAATCAATTAAACATTTTGCTTTCTCTAATTTTTGAGTATGGTAGTCTAAATCCCATTTTGCATCTTTCAACTCTTTTTCTAAAATTGCAGTTAAATTTTCATTCATAATATTTGTCTTTTAAAATTGATAATCATAAAGATAAGTAATATACTTTACTTATACAAAATTTTTAATAACTACTTTTTATCCCACACACTTATTTTATCTTTACTTGCAGGGTCGAATATACTTGCTTGGTCTTCATGTAATAAATAAACTTCTTTTTGCACCTTGTTACTATTCCAATAAGTTTTTACAGGGCATTTTTTAGTCATAATGTTTAGTTCTTTTAACTTATCAAGCCAAAACCAATAACTACCTTTTGGGTCTGATACAAAATAAATTTTTACTAAATCATCATCTAGGTCCATTAAGTCATTGTATTTTTTAACTTCAAGCATTTTTTCTTCGTAATGTGTTTTTCTAAACTTCATTTCGATAACGCACTTATTTCCTTTGGGAGTAAAACCACTTGCATCATAAGGTAAGTTTCCGTCTCCGTTCCATTCTAACTTCCAATCATCAAAAGTATTTAGAAATAAAACTAATGCTTTCTCAAACTTTCTTGTTTTCTCAATTTGTCTCATATAGTTTATCTAATTGAGCGATCCATTCCTTTATAACTTTTGGATTGCAGGAGCAAGGTTTATAAAATTTATGGTTAAAATACTTGGAATGAAGTTCGCATACTAGTTTAAATTGTTTTTGATTTAATGAATGCTTAACTTCTGCTTTAAATTTATACCAATCAATTTTATCTGCTTCTACCATAACTGTATATCGTTCCATTCTTCTTGTCTTTTTTTACACCCACAATCTTCAATCTCAAATCTATTCTTGATTTTATTTACTAAAAATTGTATGCCTGTGTAGTATGTTATTCTTTCAACTAAATCGCCTAATTTCATAATAAGTCTTTTATTGGGTTTAAGTCTTTGTTTTTAATTTCATACGCAGGAGATTTAAAGGTAGTATATGTTCCATTATCTCTTAATCTTTTAGTTCCTTTCTTAAACTTTTCAGACCTTTCAAATAACTGTTCTTTTGTTACCCACCCACAAATGGTTAATTCGTAGTTCTTTTTGTTTAAAGATGTAAAAATGTAAATATCACATTTGAAGTGTTTCTGTAGTGCGTTAAAATTATGCACATAGTCTGGCTTCATATCTACATTTCTACCCATTGTTTTAACATCTACTTTTTGATCATTAAGTTTAAAATCAAAGCCACCGTCAAAACCTGCTTCTAACTTTATATCTAACCCAAATGCTTTTTTTGTGGTTATCTCTCCAAGCAGACCAATGTACTGTTCTGTTTTATTTCCGTCACCAACTCCCCTTTGTCCAATATTATTTTCTTTAAGAAAGTTCCAAACTAAAATTTTGTTTTGTTCTGATATTTTTATTTTCATAGTTTCTTATTTAAGATTTTTTTTATTTTCTTTACTGTTCTATATATTGAATAGTAACCTATTCCTGTTTTTTTACTTAACTCTAACATTGAGTAGTTTTCTATAAAGATTAACTCGTAAATTTTTTGGTCATATATCTCCCAACTTTTTATTTCTTTTTTAATATCATTTAGTTTTGCGTGATATTCAAATGATATGTCTGACTTTGAGGGTTCCCAAAACGTAAGAGTGTCTAAACTTATATTTTTTGGTTTTTTACATTTAACTTTATCTAAAAATAACCCCCTTAATACTCTAAAAACAAAATAGTAATTAACCTCATCAGCATTAAACATTAGAGTTTTATTATACTTTCCATTCCATGCATGTATTTTGAGATACATTTCTTGTACTAAATCTTCTGCATCATTAGTCAGTCCAAAAGATTTAGATATTTGCAACCACTTCTTGTGGTCTTTTGCTAATATGCTTAAAACATCACTCAACTTTTTCTTTTACTTGATCATCATTTACTTCTAATTTATTAGAAATATGGTGTATCATTACATAAAGTTCTCCTATTGCTTTTTCTATTCTTTTTATCCTTTGATTGACTGTATATTTTTTTTCTTTCATCCTATTTTTATTACGTCTCTAATTTCTTCTTTAATTGGTTTTTCTAAAACAGGTACTCCGTTAATTTCAAAACCTACATTGCCAATCATACTTTTTAAAACAATAGGCTCATCCATTGGTGTTGGTCTTCCCCCTGTTTCTATTTCTTTTATTTTTCTAACATGGATATGACTTTTCATCCAATCGCTTGGGTGTTGGATATATCTGTGTATTACGATAAAATCATCTGCCCTATTTACAAACTTACCTCCACCTTCAACATCTGCTGCCATTGGTGGTATTGGGTGTCCTACATACTCGTGACCTATTGCATGTTTAAACCTCATAGCAGAAGTATTGGCATGTGCATTTAGCCATATAGAAACATTATGCTTTTTACAAAATATTCTCATTTCGGTTGTTGCTTGATAGTCATACTCGTGTCCACCTAAACTTTTAATTATCTCACTATCTTTTATTAAACTATTGTATGGGTCTATTAATAAACCTTTATAATCCCAAGCATCTTTTATACTTGTAGCAAACTCAATTAAACTCCTGTAAGTTTGTAAAGTATTGTTGTCTATTATTTTAAAATGATCATTAATAAAGTTTAAGTGTTTATCAAAATTTTCTTTACTTACTTTGTTTATTGGGTTTTGGTCTAAAAACTCAACTAATTTTCTTACTATACTATGTGCTTCATTCTCACTACTAAAAACTAACCACCTAATTTTTAATCTTTTAGCATATAGCAACATTAAATAAAGAATGACCGTTGTCTTACCTACGTTTGCGTGTCCTAAACATACATTAAAATTACCCTCTTTAAACCTTATAAAATTATCTATTTCTGGAACACCTATTCTTTTTCCTTCTGTAATTTTACCTGTTCTTATTAAATCTAATTTTTCTTTTAATGTGGTGCTACTTACTATCATATTTTTTGTCTTTTAAGTTTGGTTAAGGTATTATAATTTTTTGATAAAAAAAATAATTTAATAAAAAAAAAGGCAGCAATGTTATTTTGCTACCTAATTTATATATAAAATATTTACACATTAAAATGGTAAATCTGCTTCTTGCTCTCTACTTGCAAGGTGGTCTTCATGTTTTACTTCTGTTTTTGGTGTTGGCTTAAAGGTAGATAACGCTGCATACATTTTACCTGCTTTACTTTCGCAAATTTGTATTTTTCCGTAACCTTTGTTGGCTTCAAAAACATCTTTGTAATCTACTAACATTTGTGCTAATTGATCAACTTTAAAGGCTAATTCCATTTTAACCCATTCTACTTGTCCTTGGTTGACAAACATACCTTGTACTAATTCACTTGACTTACTCATAATTTTTAAATTTTAGTTATTTGTGGTTTACTATGTGTTGATTTCTTAAAACTCTCACTTTCATCTTCTCCAAAAACTCCGAGTTCATAAAAACCTGTTAATTTTAATACTGCTCTACTCATTGCTCTTTTTTCAGCCATTTCTGCTACATACCAAGAATTGGTATTTCCGTCTTTATAACCCTCTCCTTTCAATGCACTTCCAAATGTTTGGATAATTGCTTCGCCTTTTTGTGCAGTTGCTTTAAAAACAGAAAAAGCAGGTTCGCATCTTATTACATCATAATGTATTTGTATCTGTGCGACTGCTTGTATTTTATCTATACCCTGTCTTGTAATTATGGTATAGTGTTGATGTTTAAAAAAATCATCTTTTGCAAGGTTATACTTTTTGTATAACTCAACTAATTTGTCTTTGTTCATTTGTTATAAATTTAATTGTTAAAAGTTACTTGTTTTGCTATTTCTAATTGTGCTTCTAAAAACTCAATTTTGTTTTCTAATTTTGTGATTTCTTTTTCCATAGCGGAAATTCTATCACTTTTAAGCCTTAATAAATCTTCTGCGTGTGTCATTTTGGAAAGTCTTTTAAATTATCTAGTCACCAAGATATAAAAAATATTTAATAAAAAAAAATATTAAGCATAAAAAAAAGAGGCAAACATAAGTTATACCTCCTTCCAAATTTAAAAGACACTCAAAGATAACTAAATATTATAATTGAGCAACTTTTTCTTTATAAAAATTAATTAAATCAAGTAAGTCGTTGTTATCATACTTTACTGTCTTGTTGCTTAACAGGTTTAATTCTTCTGCTAAACCATTTTTAATATAAGCATCTAAATTTCTACCAAAAGTATATTGCTCTCCGTATCTAAAAACGTTGCACCCTGCACATTGTACTTGACAGTTTTTCTCGTTCCACCTTGTTGCATAGTGTTTACGACTCATAAAGTGACCACATTGTAACTTTTTCCAATGATCAACCTTTCCACATGTAAAACATTCTGCCATTCCATTATGGTCAGCATTTCTTTGTCTTATATATTGAGAAAAAATTGCATCAGCCTTTTTAACTAATGTGCTTCTTTTTAGTTTTCGAGCCATTAAATAGCATTGTCTATTATTTGGATAATGTGCCGAAGTTCGCTTCTTTCAAATTTACCCTCTATTGTAGCGTTATAGGTTTTAAAAGTTAAATGATACATGTCTTTTTCTGCTTCATTTTTTAATTCTTTTTTACCTAAATAATTTAATTTTAAGTCAAATTTCATAATAAGATAGTATTTACGCTTAATTATATTTTATAACGTTTTTGTTTTTTGTTGGCACAAAAACTATTTTTAAATTAATATTATTAAAACAATTATGGAGCGAAGTTATATTAAATTTTTTTAGAAATCAAGACTTATAGTAAAGTTTTAATAACTATCAATGCTTTTTAATAAACTTATTTTTTGATCACTATATTTTTTGAGATTTTTTCTGCACTTCTACCAACTACATAACCACCAATACCTAATTGCAATAAGTTCCAGAATTCATTTTCTAATGGTGGAATAGGTAACTGAAATAAAGGTGCTATAAATTTAACATAAATAACAATAAAACCAAATGCTAACATAAGTATAGGTCTCCAAGACCTCTGTAACCAATTGCCATTTGCTTCCGCAACAATAATTTCCGTTTGAAGTTTTTGTAATTCTAATTGCTGCTCTTGCAATACTTTAAACACCTCGTTTTTAGCTTTTATACGCTCCTCTTCGGAAGTAAATAAATTATCAATGACTTTACCTATTTCTCCTATTACTCCTGTTGTAAACCAATTTAAAATTTTATTCATCTTGCCATTTGAATTGTAGTTGTATAATACCTAAAAAAATGTTTATTTCTTCGTACTCAAAATTTGGTTGTGCTTCCATATATCCAATGCCAAAAATAAAAGACTTTGGAAATAAAATAATAAAGTTTATGTCTGTCATGTTAAAAGTGATTACTTATCCAATTGTATTCTTCTGATGCATCAAAGCAAGGACAGGATTTGTTAGAAAATTCATTATGTCCGTAAATTCTTGCAGATGAGTATAATGTTTTTAAAGAGCATAAAATATCTTCTAATGCTTCTTTTTGTTCTGGTGTTCTGGTATCTTTTGCAATCCATTTACCGTCTTTCTTTTTAGCTTCTACTCCCCCAATATAACATATTCCAATGCTATCGTAATTATGCCCTTTGGTATGTGCGCCTGTCTGTTCTACGGGTCTGCCCTCTTGAATTTCTCCGTCTAAACTAATAACAAAATGATAACCAATATCTCTCCACCCTCTTTTAAGATGCCATTTTCTAATAGTATCAACTGAAATATCTTTACCCTCTTGTGTCGCTGAACAGTGTACTATTATTTTATTGATCTTTCGCATACGCATTTAGTTTTTAAAGTTTCTAATTTAGCGTTCCACCAAAAGTGTAAGCTACATTTTTTATCTTCTAGCCAATCTGCTGCATTTCTTAAAAATTTTATCATAATTTAGTTTTTATGTTGGACAACTAATAGTTGTACGAAATGAAGTATTTGGCAATGGTGCGTAAACAAAAACGTAAACAGGGCTTGTACTACTAACAGTAAAATTTGCAGTTCCACTACCAACTCCTTGTATTGTTTCTGGTGGCAAACCTCTACTTGCAAGTTCGTTATCTAATGCAGTTTGATATGTTGCAGCATCACCTCTATAACCTGTATCTAAAATTACTACTCCGTCTTGCATTATAACCCACTTATCTGGTATTGAGAATGCTTGATAAGTTAAAGTTGAAGTTCCTGTCACTCCTAAATTAAAAACATAAGATTCTGGAAAGTCTTGATTACCAGTATAAGTATATTGATTACCACAAGTAGCTTCTATCAATGCACAAAATTCTGGAAACTCTGGTACACTTAATTTGTTAGTTTCATTACCCCACCAAGAAGAACAATATATTTGTCCCCAATTTATCGTATTTGCCATAACTTTTTTACTTTATATTCACTAATAGTAATAACTATTCGTTTTTATTTTTACCCATTAAATACCACTTATGCAAAGTGTACCCTATTGAAGCTGCTAAAAGTATTAATTTAAAAATAGTTTCTATATCTGTAAAGCTGATCATTAAGGTACTTCCATTTATTGCGTATATTTTAAAGTCTGTTAAATTCATTATTCCCAAGGTTTTTGATGTCCGTATTCTGGTTGTTCTATTTCAACCTTAAACTCTGCTGCCCTTGTGTCTACTTCTAATTGTATTTCGGCTTTTCGTGTTGCGCCTAAATCGTCAAAAACCCACTGCAAGACATCTGCTTCCGTTAAATCTTCAAAAACATAAGTCGGAGTTCCGTCATCTCCTAAAAACAAATAAACTACTTTCCTGTCATACGCAGGACCATCTTGTTTCTCATAAGCAGCAGTTACGCTTTTTACCCAACCATTTGAAAGTTTGTGTTCTATATCTAATACTATCCAACCCATAATTTTTTATTTTTAATTTAATCTAATTTTTATATCGTTTCCATTTCTATACAAGCCACCAATAGGTACACCCCCTGCTTCTGCCAACGTATCATTTGTATAGCTTGGACTATTTGCTAAACCTTGCATTATAATTCTTGGCTCTGCAGTATCTATAACTTCAAAAGCATTGTTTCGTAAGGTTTCACCTGACCCAACACCTATAACAAAAATACTATTTTCAGTTGTAGCGTCTGCAAATTGCCCGAAAACAGATTGATTTGGCTGCGATGCAATATTTTGATAACCTTGAACTAACTGACTTTGCTCTGTTGATTGATTATAAGTTCCTAAAACTATACTGTTACCATAAAAACCACTTGTAGAGTTATTTCTACCACATACAAATGAATTTCCTGTAAATACATCATTGCTTAAACCAATAGCTAAACTACCTGCTTTTGTTACATTATTATTTTTACCAAATGCAGCGTTATTATCTCCGACTATATCATTGTTTTGACCTGCAACTAAACCATTCTGACCTCTTGATTGATTTATATTTCCAAAAGCTACAGACCTTAAACCACTTGCGATTGAACTTCCTTGGGCAAAACTTGCTATACCACTTGCTAAACCTCCACCAAAAGCAGTGGCATTTGATTGTCGTGCTTCACTATTCGAGTTTGCTGCAAAAGAATTTTCTCCACTTGCTTGGCTAGATTTACCTGTTGCAAAACTATTTAAACCAGATGCTCTTGTGCTATCTCCAAATGTTGCAGATTGATTTCCTGCTGCTATTGTGCTTAAACCAAAAGTAGCAGAATTAGTGCCACTTGCTATTGTAGTAAAACCACTTGCAAAACTATTTGGATTTTGTGCTTGGTTTTGATAACCAAAAACGGTTGAGTTATTTGCTGATGCAATACCTTGAAAACCACTTGCAAAAGACCTTGCTCCACTTGCAGTTCCTTTCTCTCCAATTTTAAAACTATTTTGACCACTCGCAAATCCGTCAGTTCCAAATACTGCACTATATTGCCCACTTGCTTCTGTCTTATTTCCAAAGGCTGCAGACATCAATCCACTTGCCTTTGTTCTGTGATTAAATGTAGCTGAATTACCACCTGTCGCTTCTGTTAAAGTTCCACTAGCAAAAGAGTTTCCACCAACTGCTTCATTCAAGGTATTAACAACAAAACTACCTGCACTTCTCGTTGTTAGTGATTTACCAAAAACATAAGAATTGCTTCTAATTGCAGTAGAATTTGTACCTGCTTCTATAACTGAACTCCTGCCTGTTACCTCAAATTTCTTTTGTAGAGGTATAGTGTCTTGACCTGTTACAGTTGAGTTACCAACTACCTCTGCGTTTCCGTCTACTTTTAAAACGCTTGTTACTTCTAACCCACCAGATGTTCCTGTTCTACCTAAAAGAATACCACTATTATTTCCAAGTCCGTCTTGTATTCTAACTCTACCAAGATTTGGCAAACCTGTTGTGCTATCGGTTGTTTTTAACAAACCGTCATACGTGTCGTTAATCTGTTGTCCTGTAAGTGTGCTCATCTGTTAGTTTTTACTATCCTTAATGTTGCTTTTTTGTTTAACGTGAGTTTTTATTGCCATTTCACTTTTATAAACTTTAAGAAACTTTTTTAAAAGTTCTATATTTTTTTCTTTTGGTTTACTTTTTCTTATCATAATACCCAACCTACAAAGTTAGCGTTATCATCTGGGTACATATCGTCATTCTGATTTGCGTTGTATTCTGGAAATAGATTGTTATTAAAACACATGTAATCTATAAATCTACGAGTATAAAATTGAGCAAAGTTTCTATGCTTTGTGATCAAAATATCTATTTCGTTTTGTGTCGCACTCTCACTATTTTCGCTTCTGTGTTTATATACTCCTCCGTTTGCTAATTGAAACGCTGCAAAGGGCAAGTAATCAACCATAGCATAGTGTATAAGCATATCTTTTAAAAAGTTTTGCACCAAGTCAAAATAATTTCCTGTTAGTGTTCCTGCTAAAATATCATTAGAAATTTTATCATATAGCTTTCCACCCAAGTAATTTTGCAAATGTATTTCTTGTGCTATTTTAATAAATTGCAAGAACTTATTTACATCTACGTTTCCGTCTATAAACGTATTCTTTTTTAAGTCAGTTGAGGTTATGAATAAAGGTGTTGCCATTTTCTAATTATTTTTTTCTGCATTCTTTCTTTCTTGCTCTGCAATCCAATCTGGGTGGTGTCCACCATAAGGCATATCTGCAGGTGCTTTAACTGATTCCGCAGTACCTCTTGGTTTAATATTGTAGGTCTTTGGTATTGTTCTCGTTCTTTTGTAATCTGAAAACTCTGGACTTTCTATTGTATTTGATTTAAGGCGATATAAGACCTTTTTCCAAGTGTGGTGGCAATATGGTCCACCTTTGTACTTAAACAAGTCATACGCTTGTCCTTTATGCCCAAAACTGTCATTTACTCCCTCTCTACTTGCTTTGTCAATATCTTCTAATCTATAAACTGCAGGATAACCTTTTGAGTCAAACCTACTCATCATTTCTTTACAAAAATCTCTACTATCACTTGGGTTGTCTTTATCTTTTTTTACTTTTTGAAAATACTTATATCTTATCTTATAAAATGATTTATCTAAATAACTAAACCCACTTGGTTTTCCTGTTACTGCTTCTGATAGTTTTTGACCAAAATTCTTTTTTGCATCAATTAAGTAATTTGCCCACAACTCATCTTCATACTCGTTTCCGTCACATTCTATCTCATCTACAACTTCCCATTCATTATCTATTTCTTCATGTTGTAAATTTTCTAATATAGAGTTTGAAAGTTCAACGCTTAATTCTTTTTTAAGTGGAACGCAATTAGGCACTTCTTTTCCGTCTAACATCTTTGTTCCTATTTGCTCGTAACCATCCCAACAAGGTGCCTTCAAGTCGTGGCTTTCGCAAGGCATATAATAAACAACTCCCTCTACTTCGTGTTCGTGATAACCACCACAACCCATTTTTTCTGCTTCTGATATGGCTTTTTCTTTTGTATCATAAGCCTTTCTTCCGTTAATAGTTTTGGTTTCAAGAGACATTTTAACTCCTGTTTCTTCTTCTTGTGTTTCTTCATCAACAAGTAAACTATCTATATCACTAAATTCTAATGGTTGTAGTGTTTTAAAGTATAGATTTAAACTAATATTGTTATATGCTAAAATCTCATCAAATGCTTGTAATAATAATTCTTGGAATGGTCTTATAACCGTATTGTCCATTAATGTAGAAGCAGTTTGTAACTCATCAGCGTTATTTCCAAGACCTGTATTGTCTTTAATTCCCAATAGCATTGGACTTATAATTCTGTGTCCTACCATTATCTTACGCATACTTTCGTCTGACAAAAATTGGTATTGGTTATGTGCATCAGATAGTTGTACTGCATCTATTGTACTTGCAGTTTCAGAACTTTCATTAAAAGATAAAATAAACTTTCCTGCATTACTGCTGCCAGAATATTTTTCTTGTATTCTTCTTTCTACTAATTCTCTTTCTTCTTCATTTGGTACACCATTATTAAAGTTGATCAACATACTTGGTGCAAGACCGTGGTTGATGTTGTTTAAGTGGAAATTTGATACCTTTTCTTCTAAATCGCAGTACTGTAAACAACCTTGGTAATCAACAGGACTAAAATAATAGTACCCTGCTATGTATGGTTTAACGTATAATATTTCTATTGCTTCTTTTGAAGTTCCAAAGGCAGGTATTCTTGTTGGTGTATCATTAGGTCTGATATTCTCCCAATCGTGAAAATAGTAAAATGCTTCGATTTCGCCGTTCTCATTACATTTTTCCATTGCTAATGTCTCAACAGGTAAGTGTTCTACTTTTGCTATTGACTTTCTGTCTTTTGAGTAGATAATCTGTATAGCACACTGCCCCATTAGTTTAAGATCATTAACTAATCTTCTAACACAATTCTTATGCAATAAAGTTATTGCTTGTGCATACTCGTCTGGTTTTTTACTGCTATTAGTGGCATTTAAACCTTTTCCGTACACCATTTGTGATATACCATTTACTGCTGCATTGTTAGTAGGACTTCCATTGTATCTGTCAAGCAAGTATCTAAAATATTCGTTATTATGACCATAAGTCACCCACTCTTTATTCTTGACAACTTCAATATTAGGCGAAGTATAGTTACTTAAATTTACTACATTAATTTTACCTTGTGCATGTTTCTTTCTGCTCATAATACTATGTAATCGTTATTGCTTGTTTCTTGCTCTTTATATACGTCTTTATTAATATCATAAGATTTACTGTCTGGTTGAAAGGTACTCTGTGATGTACTAAAAACTAAATCTTTGTAAACAATATAAGACTTGTCGTCTATTAAATCTCTTTGTGATATACTGCCAATAATTAAAGAATAAAATCTATTTTCTTTTATTGTAGGAGATAATTTAAACTCACAACTTAATAAATCTCCCGAATAAACTACTGTTAAGTCATCGCCTGTTGGTTCAAAAACTTCTCCTGTGGTATTGTCCGTTAAAGTTAAATAGACATCTGCCACATCAAGTATTTCTCTTGGGATTATTCCTATTTTTTGGTCTGTTTCTATTGGTTGTAAGACTATCATAAAGGTATAACGATAATTTCTAAAATATTTGCGAAAGTTTAAACAAAAAAAAAGAGCAACTTTTTAGCTGCCCTTTAATTAATGTTGGTTACTTCTTATTAAATATCACTGATTTCGTCTGTTGATACTGTTATTCCAACTCCTGTTACTCCACCTTGCAAAAAGTTTGCAGGTTTTTTCTCCATTCCTTGAAGTGTTAAAGTATAACCAGATAAATCTCCCATAGCAGCACCTGTAACGATTGTTCCTCCGTTTACATCAGCACCCCACTCTACACCTACTAAAAAGGCATTTCCGTTATTGTCTTCTACTATAACATGTGGTCGTGCAACTGCTATCAAAGCAACCTCGTCATGTGATTGCGGAGATAACTTTTTAAAAGTCATATTTACAAGTTGATCATAAAACGTAGTTCCATTTTCTCTACTTGAAGTAATTGTTTGTTCCAAAGAACTTGTTCCTTTAAGAACGTATTTGTATGCAGTAGGCGAACCTGCAACACCTGTGATTTCTGAACTTGTAGCCGATGCATAAGTAATATCTCCCAATGTTCCGTAATCTACGAAATAAACTGCTTGAATACCACCAACGCTATCTTTACAAGGCTCTAATCTACCTTTATTTATTAAACAACTCATTTTTTATGTTTTAGTAAAACTTACCCTCATCATTAAGACAAGGGTAAATTCTCGTTAATATTACGCTCCGTAAAATACAATATCAGAAGCAATACCATACTGAACTCCTGCAGTATAACGCATCACAAATCTAACATTTTTAGAACCGTCAATGTCTGCCATATCTAGAACTTTAACTTCGTTCTGGTCATTTAATAAACCTGTACCAAAGAATAAGTTTGATTTTTCTGCAGCTACCATTCGGTCATCAGCAAGTCCATTTGCTACTACTAATTTTACTCCGTCAAAATACTGAATGTCGATGTCTTGGTTGTTACCTCTTGCATCAAAGCCATTTGCTCCAACTCCGTTAGCTTGGAAGCCACCTAAACTTCTTTTGTATGCTCTCCAAATATTTTGAGATACATAGATATAAAGGTCTTCTTTACCGTAAAGAGATGAGTTGATTGCATCTACAACTTTTCCTAATTCTGTAACTACATTTGCTGCATCAACTGCTGCAGGTGCAATAGTTTGTCCACCGTCTGTTGTAAAAGCTGCATCTAAAAATAAACCTGTAAATCCGTCTGCACCCCAAATTCTTTGCTCTGTACCTTGTGCCACATCAGCAGAAAGTCTTGCAATAAAGAAATCAGAAAATTTTGGAGGCATTTGATCGTGAGCCGAATAACCCATTGCTTCTGCTTCCCAATCTGATTGGAATGGTGTTTTACAAAGTTCAAGGTTTACTTGTAACTCGTCTGGTTGTAAGATACGCTCTGTTAAAGTTACAGTTCCTGCTGACGTAAAGTCGCAAGTTCCTGCTGCTATTGAAGATGCGTAGTCTACTTTTTTAATTACCTCTTTTAACTTAATGTTTGGTTTGACAGTAATTAGTTGGTTTGCTAATGTGTTACCAGATAGCAAAGCTGCTCCGATATATTCTCCTGCAAACTGACCTGCATACGTAGTTGTGATTGTTGGTTGTGCCATTTTTTTAGTGTTTAATGTTTGAAATTTTTGCCACGATTCTGTCGTAAGCGGTTACTTGTTTGTTTTTATTAAAATTAAATTTTCCTTTTTTTGCACTTTCTTCTTTTGGTGCGTGCTTGATTGGTTCTGTTGCAGGTTTGCTTAATTCTTCTTTAAGTTCAGCGCCTTCAACTTCTCCACTCATTTCTTCTTTTTCTTCTTCTTCTTTTGGTTTATCATAACCAGCCTTAACTTCGTCTATCATTGCTTTGATTTCGTCAATAGCTTTTCCAAATTCTTCTTTTGAAACATAACCTAAATCTTCTTCGGTTACTTCTTCTTCAATAATTTCTTCCTCTGCTTCAACTTCTTCTTCTACTTCGGTTTCAGCTTCGACCTCTCCTATTGAAGCAATTATTCCTTCTTCTTCAATTAAAAGCATAGTTCCGTCTTCTAATGTGTACTCGCCTATTGGCAAAGCTACTTTCTCATCTTCTGTTACGATAAATACTTCACTACCTGCTTCAAAAACTTCTGCTTCTAAAACTGTACCATTATCAAGTTTCTTTTCTTCAAGACCAACTTCTAGTCCTAAAAGTGTTTTAACTTTGTTAAGTGTGTTTGTTGCACTCATAATTTACATTGTTTAATTAATTAACGATTTTATTTATTTGTTTTGCGTTTAAGCCTTTTTCTGAATTATAAACCACTGCACTCCATCACTCCATACTTGGATGCCCTCGTATGCTTTATTAATAACGTAAGCACTTGTAGTTCCGTCTAATGTATCTCCACCAATAGGTGTTAAATTAGTTCTTGTAGCAGTAGCATAACCACCATTTGAAACAAACCTCATAATTCTGTTTTGATTGTCTGATGCGCTTGGTAAATTAAGCGTCATATCTCCGCTCGCACCCGACCAACTCAAACGTATCATTTCTGCTTTTTGATATTCTGCATCGCTTAAATTAACAATGGTATCTTTAACAACTTCTAAATTAGTAGGTATGATGTAATTATGTAAGTCATCAAGCGTGGTTTGTTTTGTAACTCCACTTTGAACGATAGGAAATAATTCACTCCCTTGTAACTCTGTCGCTATTGGTAATTCGCTTATTTTTGAGTTTGCCATTATATTTTTATTTTAAAATTATCTTCTTGCAATATTAAATCGCTATCTTCTTTTGCCAAATAATCTTCTGGTGGTAATGCAGTTATCCTGCCAATTCCTTGTGCTTGTAAACTTCCGTCACAGCATTTTCTCGAATAAGTATTATCTGCACATAAACACGCTCTACGACTGTTTTTTGGACTTGTCCTACTTGGTGTTTTAAAATATTTAAACATTGCTTAAAAGTTCTTTAAGTTGATTTAAAAGAATAGTATCTTCATTTTGTTTAGACAATTCTGCTTTGTCGGCAAAATAACCCTCTATTGAAAAGCCTTTTACTTTTCCTGTTTTAACATAGTCATTCCAGATTTGATCATTGTCTACTTTTACTGCGCCTACCCAAGTTCCAAGTGGTAAGTCCATTCCATACATGTTAGACTTATCATTTTGCTTATCTTCCACAACCCAACTTTCTACAAGAGTTAAACCCTGTATCGTACTATTATGCTCCAAAGTGGAGTTACCTTGGTTACCTTGTTTTAAGTATAGTTGCGAAGCTTTTCTAACTGTTTCTCTACTAAAATATATATAGTATTCTTCCTCTCCATTTTTTCTAAAAATAGGTTTGTTAGGGATCAATATTGGTCCAATTAATATCTTTCTATCTTTGTCGGCTTCTGCAAATTTAAACTCTTGTGATTTTAAGGCAACAAAATCTTCTTCTATTGCAGGATATTCCACTACGGAAATTGCTTCAATAAAACTATCTTGTTCCTCGTCTAAAACTAATTCTACTATTTTCATATTACTATAACGATTAAATTAATTTATTTTGCTTTTATTATAATGATGCACCACTAACAATATTCCTGTCTAAACTTTGTGAAGTAGTTACATCATTTGCAACTACATAAGTTTGTATAGGTCTTTGGTTTTGCCCTGCAATAGCAGACGATAAAGTGTCTGTTCCACTATCTCCAACTATATTGAACGCAGGAGATTGAGATGCTTGGGTTGGTACTGAACTTGACCTTGAACTCGGAGAAGATACTGCACCTGCACTTGCTCCTTTTGTTTTTGAGATTGCACTTTTAATTGCAGATATTATACCTGCTGCTTGGGCAGCATATCCTATCAGCATTGGTATGTTTTGTGGAAAACCAATTTTTGCAGTTTGACCTGCACCCTCTGCTACCGCAACCGTACTTCTTGCACCTGCGTTAGTGGCTAATGTAATAGATTTCTTTGCATCTTGAATTAGTTCTTTTGCAGCGATTAGTTGTTTGGCTACTAACATTGCTTTACCAAAACCTGTTTCTGCACCACCAATGGCAATTAAGTTGTCTAATGTTTGTTGCTTACTTGCACGTTTTTTCTTTTCTAGTTCGTCTTCTGCATCATTAAACTGTTTCTTTAATTCTAACCTATCTTCGTCATTAATGGTTTCGTCTTCATCTAACAATTTTCTTCTTTCGTCTATTAGAAGTCTTTGTTCTTCAAAAGTCATCGCTTCCGTTTCATTATCTAACGCTAACTTGTCAGCAGCTTCTTGTGATTTAACTGCAGCTTTTTCTTTGTCTTCTTCGTCAAATTGTGTTTGTTGGTCTTGTAGTGCTAACCTTTGTGCTTCTTTTAATTCTTTTATTTTATCAGTTTCTAGACCATAGTATTCTTCTGCAAGTTTTATTTGCTCGTCATAGTCAGCTTTTATTTCTCGTAACTTCTCTGCCCTTTTCTCTGCTTCGGTATCAATTAAACCTTTTCTAATTCTTTCAAGTGCAGCAGCTTTTTCTTTCTCTGCTTCTATTTCTTCTTGATCAGCCTTTTCTTTATCTCGCTTTCTTTTATCACTTGCTTTTTTCTCTGCATCTTGTTCTGATAATCTAAAACCGTCTCTCTTGTTTTTTAAGTCACGAAGTTTACTTTCTGTTTCGTCTACTGTTTTTTGTCCTTCTGCTGCAACTTCTTTTGGGTCAAAACCAATTAATTTAGCAGCACCCATAGCATAGCTTTCTGCTAATTTTGTTCCTTTCTCTAAAACTCCAATTTTTGCAAGTCCAAACGTTAAAGCATCTATGGCTCCTAATAACATTGTAATAGGCGAACTTAAAAACGCAATAATACCTGCTGCAATTTTTTGGTTTCTTTCGGCTGCTTCAACTTGTGATTTTTTTAAATCTTTTTGTTGCTGCAACTGAATTTCGGTAGATGCAATTATCTCATCTGTTTGAGCAATTTTTAATGCAAGTATTTCTTTTTCAGATTTACCTTGCATCTTTAAAGTGTTCTCACTTGATTCTGTTGCTGCTAATTGATTTTCTGCTTCTTGTGTTAGTTTAGCAGAGTTCTCTGCAAGTTTTTTCTGTTCAGATGATGCACCATTTATAGCACCTGTAATATCATCCCAATACGCAATTAAAGTTGCTACTGCTACAACCAAAGCACCTATTCCTGTTGCTATAAGTGCTTTCTTCATTCCACTTAACCCTGCATTGAATACTTTGATGCCTTTTGCAGCTTCTTTAAGACCTTTATAATACTTTAATGTCTTTAATGCTAAACCACCTGTTGCTTTGTTTATAGCTACAAAGATTTTGTTTTGTTGTAGTCCTGCAGTTATTCCTTTTTTGGTTTCAGAAGTAAGAGTTTTAACTTCATTTGCAGCAATTCTTTTTTGATTGTTTAAGTCTTTTAATGCTAATTCTTCTGCTTTAAGTTCTGCTTTGGTTACTTTTATTTGGTCACCCCAATACTTCTGCCCTGCAACATTTGTCTTTGCTACTTTTGATTGTTCATTCTCTAATTTTTGTAGTTGCTTTTCAATATCAATTAATACGGTTCTTTGAATTTCTAAATTTTCATTTAGGTCTTCAAGATTTTTCTTCGCATTTTTTGTCTTTAAAACAAATTCTACTTCTGTTGTTTGGTTTGCCATTTTATTTCATTTTTTAAAACCTTGTATGCTTGTCTAAAATTAGAAACAAGTTGATACTTTCCTTTTGCTATTTTTAAATTCTCGGTGTCTGCTTCTACATTCGGCAGATTGTCTATTATTTCTTTTATCATGTTATGGTGGATAATTATATTCTACAAATCTATCTATTACAAGTTCAAGTTCACTTTTACCTGTTTTTAAATTAGTTTTAATTGAGTTAATTTTATACTGTTGATCAGCAACAATTAATCTATCTGATAGCTTATAATTCTGTAAAAAACTTATTGGTAAATACGCAGTAATAGTAACTAACCTTTGTTGGCTTTGGAAAACACTTTCAATATAATTACTATAATATCTTGAAAATAAATCTCCTGTAAAGATTTTTCCATTTTCGTTTCGTGTCCATTCATTAACTTCTTGAAAAAAGTTTAACTGAAAGTTATTGACTGCAGGGTCTAATTCAACTGTGTTAAAAGGCATATTAACATTCTGTACTAACCTATGATCAATTGCTACGTTCTCATCATTTACTTCGTTTACAAGACTAATATCCTGTTCGGTTAATCTTATTGGATAAAACAAAAGTGGTTTACCTAAATATGCACTTTGGTCATTATTTACATTCCACCCCCATTGTATGTCTAATAGATTACCATTATTAATATCGTTAAGTCTTTCATATAACAAATGACCAAAAGGCGCTTTTATTTGATATGTACCTCCGTCAAGATTTTCCTCTCCTGCAGTATAGCTTAATTGCCCCCAAGGTCTGTTCGTGATCTCTCCAAACTTATTTGCTAAAAATGTTTTAGTGTCTTCAAACTTAAAATATACTTCTCTAAAAGGTAACGCTGCATCAACTGTATTTGCATCTGTATCTACATACTCCGTAATATCAATACCTTTATTGCCCAATCCATGTCCTACTCCCTCACTATAAAAATCGTCTAATGTTTGCACAACTATAATTCCGTCTTTAACATAAGCAGTCAGATTAAATAATTTAAAAAGACCTGTTAGAAAATCTATTATTTTAATATCTGGCATTTGTTTAGAGATGTTAAAAGTAAAAACATCTGATGCGGTTAAATATGGAGAAAAATATGACTGTATAATAACAGGAGATGATGGACTAAATCGTGCTTCGCCATACCACCTTACGGTATCAAATTCCATGTCTTGTTGAGTTTCAAGATACACCTCATAACACCCACCAAAATAAGGAAAATGTATTCCGTCAACAAATGTCTGTTGTCCTGACAAAGTTACACCAGAATTATAAATTGTTATTCCGTTTTCTTCTATTCTTACTCCGTATGGTGTGGTTAAATAAGCATTTGCAGGTCTTACTGTTAATTCTAACTTCTGCAACTGTTGAGTAGTCCACAAAGAGCAAAATGACGTGTTGTAAATTTCAAAAAGTTGGTTGTAATTTATTTGTTGAAAGTCAACTAACGTCTCAACTGTATTTGCATCAGACAAATCTTCAACAGGACCAGATTTTCTGTGCAACCATAAGAAAATGTTATGCATTTCTGCAACATTTTGATTTCTAAAAAAGTCAGTTGAAAATTCAAGTCCATATTGAGCTTCTATATTTGCTAAAATAGTATTAACTCTAATTGCATATTTTAACTCGTTCCACTTTACACCTTTGTGGTTATTGTCGTTTACATAATGTAGATTGCCTGTATCGGTTGTACTTGCACCACTGTTATAATATAACCTTTGAGTGTGTGTGATAAGTGGTGTAATTATATTCGTATTACCTGTTACAGGAGTAATAAGTTTATAGAAAATTTCATCTGCACTGTAATCTAAATCGAATTGAGATAACTCTATATCAGACAACTTGTCTCCACCTAATCGGTCTTTAAGTTTAGATATATCTCCAAAAAAAGTAACTCTGTAAGTGTGTGCTTTCCTATCCTTTAAATTAACTCCCTCTAATTTTACTTTTCCTGTTCTAAAAGGCAGCGTATTTAATTCTAACCTTGCATTGATTTTTTTTCTTGCATCAAAACCATTGTCTATGTCTGGATTGTAGAAGTGCTTAAATATTTGGTTATTAGTTTTTGAAGCAGGTAAATTAAAGGTCTTTGTAAAAGCAGTAAAAACTTTATCAATATCACGAATATTTTGAATACTATCCGTTATTGTAACGCTTTCGTCTTTAAACTGATCAACCTTGACCCCATTAATAAATAATGCTAATTCGTACATCTAAATTACGTTGTTTAAATATGAATTACTAAAATCAAACTTCATAGTATATTGGATAAGTTTGTCATTTACGTGGGTTTTGTATTTCAAACTTTTTGTAGAATGGACAACAGGTTGCACTACTTCTGCTAATGATATCCACACTTGTTCAGCCATAAGCATTTGTTCAACTAACAGATTAAAACTTTCTGGAAAGAATTCTGTGTTTAAAGTTATAGATTGATTTGCTTGTACGTTGTAAGTGTATTTCTGATGTTTTTTAGTATTGTAGTTGTTGTTTACTCTGCTAAAAATATTTCTATTATAATCTTCTGATTTTACTTTTAAATCTTTATCAGATTTTTTATTCATGTAGAAATCTTGCAACGCACCATACTTGTTGTAGAAAATAACTCGGTAGTCATCAAACTTACCACATTCTATTTCTTGTAGCGTGATCACAACTTCTTGTGGCAAACCTGCGGTACTTGTTATGGTAATAGTATCTCCTGTTTGTGCTTGTGTGCTATCAATAATTAAATATTGAATTTTATCTGCACTATCGTCACTATCAACTATGGTTTGAGGTATTGTAGTAGCATCCCAATCTTGTGTTGCTTGACCCCAATAATTTTCTTCTAAATTCCAGACAGAAGATATATTAGTAGTTGCTGTTGCTTGGCTTTCTGAAAATATTGGTATTCTTATTTCTTCTCCTCTCTTAAAATAAACAATCCTGTTGTCCATTAAAACCATTGGTGTAAAGTTAGTCGGTGGAGTTGCAAGAGAGGTTGTACTTGTTCTTGGGTTTACTCCCTCATCAAAATAACCATATCCATCAAATGCCAAGTAAGTGTCTGAATACTGCTTAAATATACTTATTCCGTCATAAAGGTCTACATCAACATGTACCCAAACTGCATCATCAGCAGTGCCTAATGTTCCAGAAGTTACGTCATAATATTCTGTATCTAAAAAATCTCTTATTAATTGAGATAATTCCAAGTTTGTGAATGTCTCACTACCTAAATTGCCTTTTGTAATATTGTAAGTAGGAGTTGTTGGTTGTGCAGTAAGCAATCCACTCCAAACATATATTCTTGCTTGTATGGAAGATAGGTAATATCCTTGAAATGGACCTTCTTCATACTTTACAAAATAAGGACTTCTTGCGTTTATTATTGTACTCATTATTTTTTTGTATTTAAAAATGTTTTAACATCTGTAAAAAATGCTACACTAAATTGTTCACTATATTTAGACATTGCTGCTCTGTAAGGTGTGGTAAAAAACATACTTGGTCTGATACCTTTAAAAAATATACTCCTTGCAATTAAGAATTGTATTGATTTCTGGAAACCTATTGAGTCAATTTTTCTTTTTGTAAATCTACCCTTGCTATCTCTTGGTGCTAAACTTACTCCTTTGCCACCTCTCTTTACAATCCATTTATCTAACTTACTTGGTGGTGGCATTTTGTTAGTGTACTTTAAAGACCTACCGTCAAATGCTTTTGCTCCGTATTTTACTTTAACTCCATCTACTCCCCTGTCTACAAACTCTCCGTATTGTGGCATTTCAAAAGTAACCTTAATACCTTCTTGTATATCAGACACACTATACTTAATATTGTTTTCTAAATTACCTCCACCTTTTTTTGCTTTTACTAAATTACTTTTGGATTGATCAACAACGTATCTTCCAAAAATATTTGCAATAGCATTTAGTTCTTTAAAATTTAGTTCAGACATATATCTACATTGTTTCTAACTTGCACATTAAAAGTAAATACCCAACCGACTAATAAATTTTCAAACCTATCTTTAAAAGGCTCTGCACTAACTGTATTAATATCAACGTAAATATCTCCGTTGTTTAAATCTCCTACATTAAAATCTTTAACCATTTTATTTCCTGTCCATAACATTTTATTAAGCATAAACAACTCGTTATCGTCATTGTAAATTAGAGGTATCTCTGTGGCATTATCTTCAAACATAATATCCATTAGCATCACGCTTACATTAAAGGTTTGTATGTGATCATTAAACTGCACGTTATTAACCATAATATGACTTAATGGAAAGATAGTTTGTTTTGACAAATCTACTTCGGAAATATCTCCTGTGGTAACTGTGTTAATTCTTTTAAAATTATCTGGAAGTTTACTCTCCAAAAGATTTGTTTTAATTTTTTCTATCACATATAAGTATGCTTGTGCTCCTATAAAATCTTGTTCTGCCATTATTTAAATTTACTTTTTATTTGGTTTGATTCCACTTCTTGTTTTTCTTTTTCAAATGCTAACATAGTCAGACAAAAATTTACATTTAGTGAAGTTATTTCTTCAAATCTTCTAATGTCGTTTTGAGCGAGTTTATAGACTGATGTAGTCCAACCCCACTTGTTTGCAAATCCTGAAACTGCATCTGTTGTGCTTCCGTTACTTGTAAAGAGTTCATCATACCTTTCGATAAGTCTATTCCTAAATTCCAAAAAAAAACAATAGAACTAATGACTGCATCTAATGGCATATCTAACATTGCTTCTGAAAATAAGTCAGCATCGTATTCTTTAATCTCGTACTTATCTTTTACCTTTTGTTTTATTGGTCTATACAAAACTGCCATAGCTTTTTCTATGTTCTGCATATCGGACAAGTAAGTATCTAAATCTATATATTCTCCAAAAGTCATTTCTTCAAGGTTCGGAATAAAACCGAACTCACTATCGCCCATTTTAAAAGTTCTTACCAAATCTGGACTTACAGAAAGAACATTGTATAGGTGTTGTATAATTGCATTAAATTTAGTTAATGGCATTTTTTTAGCATTGTCGTAACTAACACCGCAAAAAATTTCTAACATTTTTAAGTTTATAAAACGCTCTGCTTGATCATCTTCTTTATTTGATTGCATGATTTTATCGTAAGCTTTATACTCCTTTAAAGTAATATCACTCAATCTGTGTGGTATGTAAACATCTACTTTCATATAGTTATAACGATTATTGGTTAAAATTTTTAAATTATTTTATTTAAAGGCACAAAAAAAACCTCTGCATTTCTGCAAAGGTAAATTTATAAAATAAAAATGATGTTTTTTCATTATCACAATCGGACTATCTTTCAAAGGTAATTATGTATTTTTTCAACATCTAGCCTTATCTATTGATATTCACTACTTGAACTATCACATTTATACTACAATATAATAATAATTTTTTAATAAACCTAATTATTTTGTAATAAATTTTGCTAACTCTTTGTACTTTTTTTGAGTGTGTTTCTTTTCACACATAACCTCATCAAAAACTATTTTTGTAATACTTGGTATATCTTGCATTAAGTTATAAGCATTAAAAGTAAGCACCACTCCGTTTTCTAACTCAATGTTTAGTTCTCCGTTTTGACCTCCCCAAAGAGAAACTGTCCTGTCTATGTAAATATTATCCTCCATTATAAGTTGTATTTTAGTTTGATCATTGCCCACCAACTCAAATGTTGGTATTCTTCTTCTGTATAAATATTTATTCTTCCGTTTACTATTATTGCATGTAAACCACTTGGTAGTATTTTATGTTCCATTACATTATATTTATTAAGGTTGATTTCGCTACGTCTAAACGGCGATATATATCTCTTTCTAATGCTATGTTGTTACTTGTTGTAGCATTCGTTAAACTTGCTTCTAAACGCTTTATTTCGCTTCTCAATGTATCTGCTTGTGTTCTCATTATTCTTTAATTAAAGTTAAACCATAATAATTTGCTACATAGTTAATATGTTTTTGAGTTGTCATACTCCAATAACCTAACTGTCTTAAACTACTTCCCTCAATCCTTGCTACAATAGTTGAATAACTCCAAACATTGTTTCCGTCTATTCTTAAATTTTGCTTGTACTTTGGTAATGTTCTCATTTTTTTGTCTTTTAAATTAATTCTGTTAAACATTTATCTGTATCATTAAATTCTGCGTGTTCTCCACAATCAGAACAAATATCTGTTTCCCATAAAGGAAACGCACCACAACAATTACTTTCCATAATTATAATATACTTTACTGTTTTCTAAAACATTCATTTTTTCTTTAAAGCTACCAAGTAACTTTCCACAAAGAGGAACGCACTCTGTAATAACAACAGTACCTGCTTTCAACTTTTTTTTCTTGTACTGCCAATCTTCTGCCAATACTAATTCTCGCCTACCAGAATAACCCATTACCTCTCGGTCTGGGTCTTGCATTCTGATACTACCATAATATTTACCTCTAAAATATATTTCGAGGTGGTAACCAATTATCTCAAACATGTTGTAAAATTTAAAATTAATATACAATAAAATCAATAAGTTTCTCACCTATTCCAATTCCATTTTTTGTAATTTCATAATTTGGGTCCATAGAACCACCACAATAATTTACAAGTTCTGCGATACTATCACATTCTTTTTCAAAATAACTACAATCTAAACTATACATATCTTTAAAATTTAAAATTAATAATACCTCAATATATTAAAAATTTTTAATAAAGTCAAATAAAAGTGTAGAAATATTTATCTGATAAAATACTTTCCGTATTTAGGTTTGGAAAGTCTATTAACAACACTATACCTCAATGCATCAAGTGAGTGATTAAAAGCATCTATTGGTTTGTTGGTTAGTTGTCCGTTTTTGTCTTCTATGTATTTGTAATTTTTTAACTCCTTGATCAAATTAATACTATCTTCTGTTGCAAATAATCTGTATCGTCTTATAATATCAATACCAATAGTTATATCTCCTTTAAAAGTCTTTTTTGTATTCCAACCCATTCTGTGTATTTCTTCTATACTCTTTGGCTCGGCACTATCACACCACACCTCATCTCGTCTATCAAGTTGCAATCGCTTTAACTCATTTCCAATGTCTTGGTTTGTAAGTCCTGTTCTATAAAGTAGTTCTTTAACGTACATATTATCTCCCTCAACATAAGTTTCTACTAATGCAGTAGGATCATTTGTAAAACCGAAATCAAGACCTCTACCAACGAGTTTAGCATTTTCTGGAACAAAGGGTATGGTTGAGAAATTAAACACAAGAGATCGGCTCTTACCACGTTCTCCAAGTCCGTAAACCCTCCAATAGTTCTCGTCAATGTATTTTAATCTTTCAATCTCTTTTACTATTGTATCTGACAAGAAAGGATTGTCTAAATATGATGTCTGGTAAAATTCAGTATCTTCTCGCGTTAGTACTCTATCATATATCCAATGAAACTCATCTGACGGATTAAAGTCAATTACTATTCTTTCTGTTGTTCTAAATACTAACTGCTGCCAATCTTCAAAAGTCAATTCGTTTGCTTCATTACAAAACAAGAAATCTCTCTTTCTACCTCGTATTTTTTGTGGCTGATCTAATGAAATAAATTCTACAAGGTTTCCGTTTAGGTAATATTCGTGAGTAGATTTAGAATGAAATTCTTCTCGGTATAAGTCGTTAGATTTTAGTATATCAAAAAAATCACGCATAACAGTACCTCGTAATGCAGGAAATGTCTTTCGGCAAATTGTTATTGTCTTGCCTTGATTGTCCGTACAATACTTGAAAATAAGGAATAGTAAAATATTATAAGTTTTACCACTTCTTGTTCCACCCTGTTCAACTACAATTTTTTCTTTTGAGTTTGCAAGGTGGTCATAGACGATATTAGTCTGTATCTTCGTCTTCATTCTTTATGGTTCTGACTACTTCAATATCAAATAATTTAGTTCCCTCTATTCCTGTTATTTCTTGTCGCTCAATATACCCTCTATTCTTGCCTTTTGTTTTTAAGTAGAATATAGTAGCAGTTGTATTGCCATTAAGTATTTGTTTGTGCAGTTGGCTTTCTGCCATATCCAAAGTAACATTCTGTAAGTCGTTTACTTGTTTCTTAAATTCTTGATCATCTTTTAACCATTGGTAAAATTGTGTTCTACTAACACCAACAGTTTTACATGCAGTTGTAACTATACCAAATGATTTTTCTAATGCATTAAGTACTTCTTTTTTATTGTGTTCGGTTTGTTCGCTACTTACCATTTTTAATACTATTTAAAAATTCGTTCTTTGTGTTTATATCGTCTTTAAAAGCACCCAATAGTTTTGTGGTTGTTGTATGTGTGTCGTGCTTCTTAACTCCTCTCATTTCCATGCACATGTGTTTCGCAGTTATTTGTACCGCTACTCCTTTTGGGTCTAATTCATTCCACAAAAATTCTGCTACCTGTGTTGTTATTCTTTCTTGGTTTTGCAATCGCCTTGCAAATGTTTCCAATGTTCTTGCCAACTTACTTAACCCAACTATTCTTTTGTTTGGTATGTAAGCTATTGTACCTGTGCCAAAGAAAGGTGCTATGTGATGTTCGCATAAACTATGAAATGGTATGTTTGTTTGTACTATCATCTCATCATAGCCTTCTCCTTCAAAACTTGTGCAGTTCCATTTAGGTGGGTTTAAAAACTCTTTAAAGAATTTAATAAATCTTTTAGGTGTTTCTTGTAACCCCTCTCTGTTTACATCTTCTCCAAAATACTGCAGTAATCTTGATACATTGTCTTCTACTGTTTCGTCTGTATCTTCTTCTTTTGTTTCCCAAGGAAAGACTAACCATTCGCCTTGCAGTTCTTTTCTCTTGTCTATTAATGAAAGAAATGGTTTGTTGTATTTTTTATATCGCTTCTCGGTTGCTCCACTATCAATTAGGTCATCTATAATAACATCAGCGTCATCTACGTTATCAACTGCGTTTCCTGTCATTCCCGCAACCACTTGCCCACCTCTTGGTACTCCGTAATATTTTGTGTCTTTTGGTAAATCTTTTATTACTTCATTAAGCCTGTGATAAACTTGTTCCCACGTTATATTTGTTTTGATCATACTCCTGTTTTTTTATTCCAGACATCAATGTGCAATCTGGTTGTAAAGTTTAAATATTTTTCTTTTGCTAACTCTATAACTCGTAATTTATTTTCATTTAATAAATCTTGGTTTTCTCCTGCAGGCATCAAATAAATTTTTTCTCTGTCTACAATAGATAAATAATCTCTTTCTATTTCTGTCCATTCTTTATCTGAATTTACCACAAACTTAAAAATTGTATTCTTTTTATTTAATTCCTTAATCACATCTGACTTAAAAGTCATAGCATTATCCATACCACTATTTCTCAATTTTGGACTACAATTCCATAAGTGAACTTGATACAATAAAAACTCACTTGGCATTATTGTTCCATTAGTTTCAACTTCAAAATAAGCATTTGCGTTTATGTTGTGCTTTACATATTTAATAAAACCCTCTAAACCACTTTGCTGCATCATTGGCTCTCCACCTGTCAGAATTATATGTGCATCATTCTTGATTGCTTCAATGCAATCGTCTGGCAAAATTTCCTCGTATTCTTTTGATAACGCTTTTGTCCAAACTTCAACTGTGTCGCATCTAAATTCTGCACCATTATGTAACTCTCCGTCAAATTGAGTTCCCATACCTCCACACATTAAGTTGCACCCTCCTAATCGGACAAACACACTTGGTATGCCTACGGTCTTACCCTCGCCTTGCATTGAGTAAAACACTTCACTTATTGCTAATTTATTCTTCATATATTATCTTGCTTGATTTAGTTTCTGCAAATTCTATTTTTGTTATAGGTAGCTTTGCTTCATTTTTAATTCTATTAAATAACCATATTGCCATATTCTCGGCAGAGGTTTCAAAAGGTACAGTTTTATATTCTTCTCCTGCCAATTCTAATAACTCTACCAAAGGGTCGTCTTCACTTAATAAGAAGTAATGATCATACTCCTTAATTATTGGCTCTACTAATTTATCTATTTCGGAAAACAACATTGTAATTCCATTCTCCATTGTTTGGAATTTAAAAGTACAAGTCACATCATAAGTATGTCCATGTGGTCTTCCACATTTTATTCCTGCTTCTTTGTTTCTATGACCTGCATAGAAGTGGTATCTTTTTTCTATTTTCATAAGGTGTCGTTTGAATAATCATTATAATTTACTTTGAGTGCATTGTGTTTAGTAAAGCATAAAACGTTAAACATATTTCCGTCTACAAATACACTATCTGTTTCTTTTAAGTCAAACACATTTTTGTCTTTAACTCTATATATTATGTGGGCTCTTACTTTTATGTTTGGTGTAAGGTGTTTATAGGTTTCGTTTGTTACTTCAACCGATACAGGATATTCTAACATCCAATACTCAATTAGTTCTGCTGCATTCTCCAACTCCCAAAATTCAACTGTAAAGTATAAGTGTTGTACTTCTTTTGTTATTATTCCAACTTTGTTTCTATTGAATAAAGTATGTAGACCAAATAATCTACCCTCTACTTCTTTTCCATACCAATAATCTTTTCCTCTCATACTAATAAGTCTATCATGTTATTAAAACTTTTATCATATAAATTAGTGTAACCTCTCGGCATTTTAAACTCGGTAGTTAAATACTTTTTAATTGTATCTAAATCTTTTCTGTTGTATAAGCATTCTTCTGGTAACATTTCTGGATAGCATAATTCGTTTGGAACTACTATTCTGCAGTCATATAACATTGCTTCTCTTAATGTATAACCAAAAGTTTCTTGATATGCAGTAGATAAATAATATTTTGCTTTTGACAAGTAAGTATAGTATTGTCTTTTTGTTAGGTTGTTTACATATCTTACGTTGCTTGGTAAATCAAGATTGCACTCTTTATTTGAAGATGAGGTAACTATAAATTTCTTATCTGGCATTGCTTGTGCTATGGCTAAAAAATCATCAATACCTTTTTCTTCGGACAACCTGTGTGGAAAAATTACAAAATCTTCTTTCTCATCTTTATGTGGATATATTTTATACGCTTCTTTATTGTTCCAAACACAACCTGTAACTTCAACTTTATCTTCATCTAAATTAAAATACTTTACTACTTTGTTTTTATGAAATTCACTACCTACAATAATTAAATCGCAAACTTCGTGGTAACCTTTCTCAACAAAGTCGCTCCACTTGTTTAACTTTTGCACAAAGTCAGTTTCGTCTGACCTACCTGCGTGATTAAACGCTGCAACCTTAATGTCTATATCTTGCAACTCGGACATATACTTAACTGCATCTAAACCACTAAAAAATATGTCTGCAAAAAATATCCAATCTCCGTTTTTAATTTCATTGTCTTGGAAAGCTTTGCTGATCATTTGCAGTTGCTTTGCTTTAAATTCAATAGTTCTTTCTATGTCTAAAAACTCTCCTTTATTAATTTGTTTCTGTTTCCAATTTTTTGGGTAATATGACTTAACAAGGTTAGAACTGTTTACTATCTCGTTCATTAAGCCTGTGTACCTTTCTTCTAAATTTTCTAGTGGTATAAAGTGTATCATCTTATTATTGCTCCGTTTTCGTTATCTTCTAATACTTCTACTAAATCTGCTTGAAAGACGTTATACAATTCTTCTGCTATATCTTCGCAACTCATGTTACCAAAAATGTGTGACTGCTTATCAATATCAAAATATTCTAATTTTAAATAAGTTAATACGTTGTGCTTAAATTGTATAATTTCTAACTCCCTGTCATTATGCGTAACTTTCTTTTCTATTCTTATTTTAAACAAGTGCCTGTGCGGATTGGTTAAAAAATCTACTTCCTCTATTGAGCAATCTTTCCATTGATGTATTCCGTCTATACTTAATTTTATGACAATTCTTTTTTCCATTTCTCGTATGTTAGTTTATTTTCTAAAAGTTCTTTTGTTTTTATAATGTGATTAAGTTGTTGTCTATTTGCTACTGCAAGAAATAAATTAAGACCAAGTCTTTTGCAGAATTTTTGATATTCAAAGTATGCAATTAAATTTGTAAGTACTGCAATACTTGTGGACCCCCTGTGGTTTGTTAAGTCACTAAATATTTTAGGTGTGATTTCTAAACTTTCAAATAAGGATTGTGCTTTATGAGTTAATTTCTTTTTGCCTTTTAAAACATCTTTATAATTTAAACCTTTAAGTCCGTTATCAAAGTAAACTATATGTCCAAACTTTTGAGAAGATTGCACCCACGTACTGCTATCGCAAGAATGCAAAGGCAGTTGTAACATTTGAGGATATTTCACAAAACCAAGTGCATGTATGTTTCCATTGGTTTGCTTGTAAACATCTTGGTATCTTTTTTTTATCCAATCTCCTTTTGTGGTTACACCACCTGCAACGCAAACGTGGTTATTTCTTTTAACTGCTTCTTGCAAATAAGAATAGTCGTTGTCAAACATAGTAAAGACAAACATTGGGTCTAAACCTCTTTGCAGCATAGTTTCATAATTTAACTTACTTTTACTATGATTGCCTATTACGTCTAACATAACATACTTTTCTACATTGTGTCCATACTTTTCAATATAGTCGCAGTAGTTGTCTAATGTTAAAAATTTTAAATTTTGTTTAGAATTAAATAAAGTAAACGCACCACTATCTATCATGCAATTAATAGTGCCCTCTGCACTTAAAGACATTGCTTGATCAGTAAACGCTTTATTGTTCCCTATGTAAGCATAACTAACTAATATGTTTAACCACGTATCATTTGACTTCACAACCAAGATAGTTTTTTGTTATCCAATCCTTTAAATCATTTGTAAGTTTTTGTATCTCGTCTCTGTACTCGTTTGGAATTGTTACTGTTAGTTTTGTTTCTTCTAATTCTGGTGGTGCTATATCTTTTGGGGATTCCAACCATTACACAAGATGTCAGCTGGTGAGTATATATATTTAGAAGCTAGATTACAAAAGGGAGTAGGTTCTCTTAATGAAGTACTAGCCATCTTATACAGACCAATCAAATCA